TCATGGACACTTTATGGACACTCCCGCAATAGGATTTAGCGTTACAGCATCTTGTAAAAAGTCCGGTGCAAAATGCGCATAGGTCATAGTTTGCTGTATTGTCGCATGCCCTAAAATGCGTTGAAGCGTAATGATGTTACCGCCATTCATCATGAAATGCGTGGCAAATGTATGCCTTAACACATGCACCGCTTGACCATGTGGTAAATCAGGTTTTATTTCTTTCAGAACATTGCGGACAGTCGTATAGCTTGGCGAGAACAGTGCACCAGATTGCCCATGCGTCACATAGGCTTTCAGTTCGCTAGAAATTGGCACTGTTCGCTGTTTCCCGTTTTTGGTTTTCATGAAACTAACCTTATTGCCTATAATATGCTGGCATTTAATGTTAGCTATTTCACTCCAACGGCCACCGGTTGCCAGGCACATCATAACAACTTTACGGTTATCCCCATTCAGGCGCTCAAGAAGATTGATCATCTCATCATCAGATAAAAAAGCCATATCAGATTCAGCCTCTTGAAATCTTTTAATCCCATCGAATGGATTTGAACAATGATATTCATCAGCCTTAATGAGTTTTGTGAACATGCCTCTTAAGATGTAATGGAGTTTATTCACACTAGACGGTTTCAAGTTAGTACCTAGCAGATATACCCGGTAATCAATAATGGCTTTCTTTGTTAGCTGATCTGCGCGAGTTACACCCAAATCACCTAAGTCCCGAATAACCGCATTTAATCGCTCTTTTTGTTTCTTGCCTGTCTCATGGTTCTTGCCGTGGTATATCCACCACAAATCCAGTAACTCAGTGAGCTTTCGCCGGTCGGCTGGCTTCTCTAGCCACTCTTTATTATGAAAATTAACCAAGGTGTGACGTTCAAAAATCTGTGCTTCGCCCTTGGTATTAAACTTACGCCGGATTCGCTTTCCCTCGGAACCCTGCGGCCTTACATCCACTTCATAACGACCATCATCGAGCTTCTTAATCGACATAAGATAGCCCTCCGATGAATACTTCATCTTGGAATATTATTTCAAAAATATAGGTTTTATAAACACTTAACCAATCTCTTTCCCTAAGTGGGTAGAGATTGTTCCGTACTGCCCATCAGGGGAGAGGGCCGGAGCGATCTGTCCGGCTCCGGGGTTTATCTCATCGAACATAAACCAGTCTCTATATTTCCTAAATCTTGGGTGTTTGAATAGCTTGGTACCAGCTTCAAATGACATTTTCATTTTATCCAACTCATAATTCGCATAACTACCGTAAGGTATTCCAACTAAATCAGTTAGTTCCCTACGATTTAGTCTTTCTGATTCTCTTATCAGTTTGAGTTTCTCACCTTGCGTACTTGACATATAGTTTCTGTATCCGCTAATCTTTCAATGAAACAAAAACCCAAATCACAGTTAACTAGTCCTATGTAGTGCTAGATAGTGATTCAGGAACCAACACGGAGAATAGCAAATGTCAGAAGTCGCTCAAACTCTTGGATCTGAAAGTTTGCTGAAAAATGAAGACACCCCAACCAAAAGAACGATTAGGCTGTCGGAAAAACCCGCCAATCTTCTCTCGAAAGAGGGCTTCGCTTTATATATAGGCAAGACAGTAGACGCTGTGGTTTCGATGGCGAAAGCTGGCAAGCTTCCCGCGTTCTACATGGCTGACCCATCTAAGCCCGGCGGCAACGCTGAATTGTGGATTAGCCGGTCGGAGTGGGATAAATACGCTGAACAATTAGTTGAAGATGCTCCATCAGCTTGGCATGGATGGAAAGACCGCATCAGCGCTAGCAAGCCAGGAAAGGGGCGTAAAGATAAAGTAGGGGCGGCAGCATGATGAACCTTGCCATTTCAGCAACAAAGCGCCTGTTCGAAGAAACATTCAACCCGATTTTTGCCGTGGTTAAAGTCAGCGAACATACCAGCGTTTACCGTGGATTCTCTATTACCCGCCTGAAACGTAACAAAATAAACCCAATTACTCGCTATCAGGTGAGCCAGGGCGATCACTCTTACGGCAAGTTTGATGCTCAGGCACAAGCAACGGCTTACGTTGATCAACTGCACCAGATGAGGAATGCGTCATGACTCAAATCTCACAGTGCCCATCCCTTGCCGCATTATTGGTGAACGGCCAGCAAGTCACGCATTACCATCACCAACGCGGCTGGTTAGAAACCCCAGACGGTCGATATTTCCAACCGAAAGCTAGCGAAGTGCAGTTTATCCCAGGACTAAGAACACCTTATATGGCGAAACCCAGAGCGCCACGTCGCTGGTTTGCCCGCCTTATGGGGATATTCGCTTAACTTATCTTTGCCGGAGGTGTTGCTATGCAAAAGTCTGCAAGAGCAATTGAACTCACAGCGGAGCAAATAAAAACCGGCCTTATTCAGACAGCTAATGTCCGGCTAATGCTTAACAAGGCATTAAGGAGAACGAATAGAGTTGCCGCATTTTTATCAGGTGTGTCATTTCGCCACAGAGGATTGATCTACTTCACTGCTGGACTGCACCGGGATAAGCATAAATTGAAGTTTCACGAATTAGATAAATCAGACCGATTAGGGGTGATTAAGGCCATGAGAGAATTATCCGAGTTGACGGCCTCATTTCCTAAAGAACTGCCCGATGCTGACGCTGTAATCAATCAAGACCCGTAATTAATTACCAGAAAGCCACAGGCGTTTTATATCGCGCCGGGACTCTTATTGTCTGAAAACAAGGAATAGCAAAATGATGAATCGCAGACTTGCCGCAACATCCACTTCAACTGAAGCCATGCACCAATATTTAAATAGCGCACGAATGGAGGAACGAAAAGCCTTTGCGCTTAATTTGTCAGAAAAGTTAACGGCCCTTTCAGATCATATTTCCCAACGTGACCTTAACAGCATTGAAGCTATTGAATTAATTCGCCAAGTTGCTGACAACCTCAAAGCCATTTCTGAGGGCCAACACTGATGCCTGATTTAATCGATCTCGTCCAAGAACGGCAAGAGATGGTATTAGCCGCTCAGATCGCCAATGCTCGCAGTAAGCCAGCCGCCCCCTCTACTTTTATCTGTGAATCCTGCGAGGCTGCAATTCCAGAGCAACGGCGTATCAGTGTGCCGGGGGTAATTTATTGTGTGACTTGCCAGCAAATCCATGAAGAGAAAAAGAAACACTATCGGGGTGCTTTATGAATCGCTCCCCATTGAAATGGGCCGGTTCAAAGGCTCGTATCATGCCAACCTTGCGCCAACACTTACCAACAGGTAAACGGCTGGTAGAGCCGTTCGCGGGTTCTTGTTCAGTGATGTTAAATACTGATTATGATGAATATCTGATAACGGATATCAATGATGATCTGATTAACTTCTATGAAGTCGCCAAAAGAGAGACGAGCGACTTAATCAATGTGGCTTCCGCACTGTTTCTTACGGCTAACTCCCCCGAACAGTATTATATTTTCCGCAAAATATTTAATGCGCGAAACCGCGATGATATATCCAGAGCGGCAATCTTCCTTTATCTAAATCGTCACTGCTTTAATGGTATTTGTCGCTATAACCAACAAGGGCAATTTAACGTCCCCTATGGCAAATACAAAGCACCCTACTTTCCCGAAGCTGAGATCCGCTTCTTTGCTGAAAAAGCCAAGAAAGTGACCTTCTTATGTTGCGATTTTACCGAAGCGCTAGATATGGCTGTTGCAGGCGATGTGATTTATTGCGATCCACCTTATATCCCAGTCTCCAGCACCGCTGACTTTACCAAATACCACACCGATGGTTTCAGCGCTGATCAACAATTTCGGTTAGCCCGATTATTGGCAAGGGCCGCTGAAAATGGTTGTCATGTTGTTGCGTCTAATAGCGATACTCCTATCGCCCGTGATCTTTATAGCCGTTTCACTCTTCACTCTATTACGGCTCCGCGCTCTATCAGTTGTAAGGCGGACGGCCGAAAAAGTACCGGGGAAATCATCGCGACTCTTAGGCGCAATGAATGACCAACCATTCACGCGGTCGCAGTACCCCAAACCCGCCTAAACCTTACCCCGGTAACTCTGAAACGTTTACCGGGGCTTACTCGTGGAATGCGCCTCGACCATCTATTGCGACCGCTGCCGGTGAGAAACCAATCAGCGAGGATTTATTCAGACGCTTTGCTCAAACCAATGAACCCATTCCCCGTGCGCGGCGTGTTATGCGCCGTCTTGAATCACTGCCTCACTATATCCGCCGCTACTACACTTCACGGGTGGAGAACATTAAACAAAACAGTGGAGCCAAACGAGCCAATAGCTACTTAATCAACTCAATCGAAAAGTACCTATTGCCGCGTGTGGACTGCGTAACAGAGCAATATCAGATTGATATTCGATCCCATGTGTTACTCCCGTTCTACGATGATTTTCGCCGTATTCCTTACTACGGCAAGCGCGAGATCAAAAGGCTGGCCTATCGCCTATCAGATTGTATGACTGGCGAATTTATCCGCGAATATGATCATCAAATGGGTTTACCTGATGGTGATATTGAAACCGCGATTGTATCCGGTTATGGCTATATCGGTTTTTTAACTCGTCAGCTAAATACCAGCGCACCGGGCTGGGGATTATACGAAAGCCAAACGATGACAGCGGACGAAGCATTGCGCGCCACTGCCCGTATTGAGTCCCCTTCATGGTGGTTACGCCGTCTGAAGCATATCCATGATCAGTGGCGTGAACACCTGATGATTGCGGCGGGTTATGTTCACGCCAAATCAGCGCCCTATTGCAGTGATCCCACCCTCAAAGAATGGCAAGCACAGAAGAAGTCTAACCGTGAATTCCTTCAGGCGTTTGAGCTTGAAGATGAAGACGGGAACCGAATTTCACTGGTTGATAAATACGATGGCAGTATTGCCAATCCCGCGATCCGCCGCTGCGAATTAATGACCAGAATGCGCGGTTTTGAGGATATCGCGGAACAAGAGAATTTAGCCGGTGATTTCTACACGTTAACCGCGCCGTCGAAATTCCATTCCATGCACAACAGTGGCAAACGTAATCACAAATGGCGTGGTGCCAGCCCACGGCAGACGCAGAAGTATTTATGTCGCATCTGGTCACAGGTTCGTGCCGCGTGGAAACGTGCCGATATCCGGGTATTTGGTTTCCGTGTGGCAGAACCCCACCATGACGAAACACCCCACTGGCATATGCTGCTGTTTATGCTGCCTACTGACATCGAACTGGCTCGCGATATTTTTTGCACCTATGCCCGCTGGGAAGACTCGGAAGAGCTGCAATCACAAGATGCACTTAAAGCCCGTTTCCATGTCGTACCCATTGATAAAGAACTGGGTAGCGCCACCGGCTACATTGCCAAATATATATCAAAGAATATCGACGGTTATGCGCTTGATGATGAGCTGGACGACGAAAGCGGTAAACCCCTAAAGGAAACCGCCAAGCGAGTCAGTGCATGGGCGTCCCGTTGGCGTATTCGCCAGTTTCAGCAAATAGGTGGTGCTCCGGTCACGGTATACCGTGAATTACGCCGTCTGCGTGATAAGGAGCTGCGTCTATTCCCAGAGATATCACCGGCACAGGTTGCCGCTGACGAGGGCAACTGGGCGGGTTACACCCTCGCACAAGGCGGCCCGTTAGTTGCCCGTAAAGATTTGCGTGTAAGGCTCAATTACGACATCACCGAGAACGGCAATGATTACGGGGATAACGTCAGCCGGATCACTGGCGTCTTTGCCCCCGAATCAGGTTCTAATTCAATTATCTATACCCGCACCACCACTTACAAAATTGTCCCTAAAATCAAAGCAGACGCGGATTTTTCTGTTGACGTTCAGGGTGGCCCGCCGCCCCTTGGAGTTCTGTCAATAACTGTACGCGGTAGCGATCCTCAACCGGAAAAATCGGTTGAAAGCACCCCGCCAGCCGCAGAATTTAGTTATCCAAAACTGCCAAAGAACGCCACAGCCAAGCAGATAAAACGCTATCACCAGCAAACCAGCCAGCTTTTTGAGGATATGGGGCGTAAAGAACGGCGAGAACTGGCCGAACGTATCCGCAATGATGGGGATAAGGGTAAGACAGTCTCAGATAATCGCGAGGTGAAAAAAGCAGAGATAGCGGCTCAGTATCAGCCTGTCGGTGAGTTAGCAGGTCAGGTGCTCAGTTTCCTGCGAAAAATCGGCATAGAGCCGGAAGCATGGGAATTGCGGGCGTTGGTGATGGGGGGTAAGGTGGATTTTGGGGGTGAAATGAGATTTTTCATGTGTGAAAATGGGCATTTAAATAGCATAATCAACCCACGTAGAATATAATAAGCAACCATATTATTTGCTAAAAATCAGTGAATATAAACATAGAGAAAGCATTACCTCTCTCTATGCCGGATAATTAAAAAATCAAGTTATTAAATCTGCAATCTTTATTTCTAACTCGCGAGCTAGACTTAAGCAAAGCTTCCTTATACTATCTGTCATCCCTGACAACTCTTCGGGGGTAATTAAATCCATCCCTTCACCATGAGCTATTCTATTTCTTTTCTTCAGCAACTCATCAATTACGTTCAAATACCCCACCCGTCTTCTTTTGTTTTTTTTCATCCACTTTAATTCGATTACATCTATGATTAACCTTTCTTTTTCTGGATCATTATCGACTGCATTTTTTATTGCAGTTAGCATAGCATTATTAATCTGCGAATCCATAATAAATGTACTATCCAAGTCAGAATAATCATTTACTGTAACAATATCAATTACATTAGGTATGCCAAAGTTAAAAAATATATTTTCAATAGTATCTACAGAAGGATTTGCTTTTGTTGACGATAATTTCTTACTGTCCAATATTAAACAATCATCCATGATAAAACTCTGAATCATGGCATTAAAGGGAGTCGCATTTTTAGTTTTGAATTTACTTAAGCACTCAACAGCATGTTCTGAAAGTAAACTTATCGGTATTTCCTTAGACTTAAGCTGAGAATCATTTATTATATCAATGAACTCTTTACTCATTTCCCTAATGAATCCCTCGAAGTAACCACATAGTAATACTAACCCAGAACGAGTCATTGCATTGGCTTTAACAAAGTTAACATTAGCACCAAGATTCAACTCATCTGTTACAGCGCCAGCAATAATATCTATCTCATCGAGATATGAAAGATGTGTAACGGTACAGGTCAGAGTCATAATCTACTCCGCTTGCAAACAGTCGGTAAGAATAGTGCTTCTACGCAACGCTTTAGATCTTTTAGATGTTCCTTGGAATAGACAATCCCAATATTGATCATTACTAAACGCCGAAAGAGCTTTTGTTGCTAAATCTGATTTATCCTCCAAATCTAACACTCTCGAAAATGCGACCATTTGAGATTCATAGATAGCACCATTTATTACGTTATGAGCAAAACCATTATCTGTTGGATTATTTCTATTTTTAGGTTTTCTAAATGCAACTCCACTTCCTAACACCTCATAGATTAAATCGACAGTTCCTTTAAATATCGCGTCAATTTCATTAATTCTTGATGGTGATAACCCTCTATTTTCTTCCATATGAATATTAAGATATTCAGAATAATTATCAGAGTACTCAACAGTTGGTCCTAAATCTCTATACGCTAAAAACCTCAATACCAACTCTGAATCTTTCATTGATTTTAAAGAATGTGCTGGCAATGATAATAGCTCTTGAAACTTTTCATAACTAGAAAGTCTTTTTATTAATGAATTATATGCGCCTCTGTATACGCAATTTCTTACCTCTTGATCTGTTAATGATGCACTACCAGTATTTAGCCGTTCAAATACTTCAAATTTTAGAGCCTCATCAGACTCATTTAATACCACAATGCATCTAATTGGGCGTTTTGCTATAGTAGATTTAAATATTCTATCTAATTCAAGATATGTCTTCCCATTGAATTCAGGAAGTATTTTTAGACCATTTATTGTGAGTGGTAAAATACTTGGGTCTGTGAACACCCCTTCTATATCAGAAGCTTTCATAAATCTAAACAGTGAGGTCAGTCTCTGCTGCCCATCAATAACACTGAAGGAACCATCTTTTTCTTCAGCTAAATATATAACCGGGACTGGAATATTTAATGAAATAGACTCAATAAATTTCGAAGCTTTAAGATCATCCCACTGATACTTTCTTTGATAGTCTGGGTCAAGAATTAAGTCTTCTTCAATAATCATATCCATAAGCGTTCGAACAGCATAATCGTATGGTTGAATGACAACTTTACGTTCCTTAACATACTCATAAGGTTCGTTACCCTGCTCTTCAGATACTCCGATTAGTTCATCACCATTGACTGTCTGGTCGACTGGCTCGTTATCTTCAGGAGTTTCTTGTGCAGTTGTTACTGGCATTTTGTGATCCCTCTCATTATTGATGCATAAGTGAAATGTAATTTCTAAATACAATATACTAAGAATAATAAACTAAAAACTTTCTTAGCTGGAATCATTGATTTTTGGCCAGTTAAGCTACATTTCAATCTTATGTTAATAATATTTTCACAACTACTTAAATATGCAAATTATTATCTAAGCAATCATTTAGTCATATAAAATTAAATCTATATTTTTCACAAATTTGCACAATAATTTTGATGCTATTTACCCCCTTCCAGCCCAGAACTGGCGCGGCCTGCCGCCACTTGCACAAATGCACAAAAAGCGACCCTTTTCGCGTGCAGGCGTGGAGGGGAGACAATCGCGCGCTGAAGGGTGTGGGGGAGGTCGGGCACCTCCGGCTGATGTTCCGCCTGTGGGTCATGGTGATGTGCATTCGGGTGATGGGTGTCGTGATCGGATACGTGAGGCGTGCGCCTCGCTATGGGGCGCACAGCGCGTTATAGCGCGAACGGAGAATTGCACGGGTTGCAAGGCGCGCCCGTGCGGGTGTGGATGAAAATTATTGAATGAATCGGCGGGTTAGACTCACACGGCGGCCAGTGCATAGGGGTTGAACCGGAATACCTCCACGCCCAGCCAGTCATTCAGGGCTTTCAGATCTTCCATGATGGGATACAGCTCATTGATGGCGAACACCTTCGCGGCCTTCTCGACATCCCCAAAGCCGCTGGTATTGGTCGGCATGATCCCCATCAGTTGCGGTGGTACTCGGTGCGCGGCCAGCAAATCATCGCGGGTTACGTTCTTGATGCCGTTAAACTCATCTTTGGCGGTTATCTCACTGAACGGCATGATTTGCAGGCCGTCTTTCTTCCCGCCTGCCGCGTAGACAAATACGTTCTTGAATGCCCCCTTCCCTCTGGCGTCGGTCAGGGTGCGCTTTAGCGCCTGCACATCAGTATCGTTTTGCATGGCGTCAGACAGATAAACAATCACCCCGGCATGACTGCCGTTAATATAATACTTGCGCCGGAACAGCGTGGCGTCCTCATTGAGCAACGCCGACGGGATGGCGGCCAGATACCCCGGCAAACCGTAAATCTCCTGATGGATATCCGGCTCGGCCAGATGGAACACCGAGCCAGCCGCAAAGGCGTAATCCTCTTTCTCATAGGTCACAAACCAATACTGATCCAGATTGCTCCCCCGCCGCATGTATTTAGCCGGAACATGTTTTAGCGCCAGCGGGCCGCCCAGTCGATTCTTGCGCAGTTCAAGATAGGCATTGCCGAACACCAGAAAATCCTGCACGAATGCCCCGGCATCGGCGCGGGACAGTAACGGGTGCGGCCGGTAGCAACTCATCAGTACCCGGCGTTTAAAATTCAGCGGTGATTGGTGGTGAATAGCCGAGTGAAAAATACGCGCCAGCCCGTAAAAACTGATCGGCGTCTCGTACCAGTCACCATTGCGGGCGCACTCCATGCAATCCAATAAGTCGCGCTGATCCAATACCGGTGTCGGGTCACCAAAGGTAAAGGATTCCATCGTCGAGATGGGCTGCGGGGCTGGCGGTGCATCAGCGGGTATTGCGGGTAAAACAGTCTTCATTTCCACGGTTAAAACTCCTGTACAAAGCCGCCGCCGGTGCTGCCGGTTTCTGCGCCAATCGGTTCATTTTGCAATGCGTGCATAATGGCCCACGCCACGTCGCCGTGACTGGCCCCTTTGGAACGGTCGGACACATAGGTCGTCATTCCGCCCGGTGTCACTGATTTACGGATAGTCATAAACGATTGAGCAATCACACTTAGCCCGGCGTCATACTCAAAACGGCCACGGCGCATCACCATCTGCGCCTTAAGGACCAAAGCAGACTTCACGCTGATGCTGTAGACAAATTTCATTGCGGACGGGAAGAATTTCAGTACCAGCGAATGCACCGCGCCACCAATGCCGGTGCCGTCAATACCGATAAACTGCACGTTATAGCGCTGGGTCATTTTCCTGATCTCCTCCGCCTGAAGTTCAAACGGCATCCCGCGCAACTGAATAGCTTCCAGCACGCGGAACTTGCCCCCTTCCACCTGTGGTGGTGCGACGGCGACCAGTCCGGCGCTATCGCCCCCCTCGCCTTCGCCGTTGGGGTCATAGCCAATCCACACTGGCGTATTGCCCAATGGTCGCGGCGAATAGGGCCGCCAGTCATCCCACACACCCGCATTCCAGCCATCCACGCCGCAGTTAATCAACTCACTGTATGAGAATGGCCGTTCGCCGTTGGTGATGGGCTGGCACATGTACAGATTGTTGAATTCATCCGGGGATTTCTTGGCGATCAGGTCGTCAATATCGATACGGTCAAAACCCAACCCCGCAGCGTCTTTCACTGTCACGATCTGCTTCCACTGCATATCCGCGCAAATCTTGCCGTTTTTAAGATTCTTGTGAGTGATATCAATGTTAACGCGGTCAGCTTTTTTGCGGCCCTCGTTGAACAGCTCGCCCGACCAGAAGCGATAGGCTTCGTGTTCTTCACTGGAGATGGTAGAGAAATAGGTTTCGATCAGCCCGCTCTGTGTCGCCATCCCGGCGGCCACACTGCGCAGGTTAATAAAATTACTGGTCCAGAAATATTCGTCGAAATAGAGATTCCCGGTATACGACTGCGCCGACGCTGCCGAGGTGCCGAGGAAATGCAGCTCGGCCCCGTTGGACAGCATGATCGGATCGCCCTTCAGCTCGACCCCTACCTCGGCGGCAAACTTGATAATAAAGCGTTTGAACTGATGCGCCTGAGCGCGAGAGGCGGATAGGAATATCTGATTACGGCCGGTTTCCAGTGCATCGATCAGCGCTTCGCGGGAAAAATACCAGGTCGCCCCAATCTGGCGCGACTTGAGGATATTCCTGATGGTGATCGCCAGACTTTTGGCTTTATACCAACGCTTTTGGTGCTCATAAAGCCCCTCGTAAAACTTGGCTCTCAACTGTTCGATTTGCTCATCACTGAAATGGTTCTTCGGCTGTTTTTTGCGCCCTTCACCGCCCTCGTTATTTAGCTGGCGGTCAAAGCGCACCAGCTGGCGCGCCAGCAAATCTATCTCTTTAAAATCCCGCCCGCTTTTCTCCGTTTTATCAATCAGCTGGTTATAACGGGCCTCGGTGGTAAAGCGCACCCGGTCGAGGGGCACGGTTTTGTCCCAGTTCTCGCGCTTGCGCCGGGAGTACAGCGTATGCACGTTGAAACCGGTCAACTTGGCGATATGGGATATCTGGTATCCCTGCCAGTAAAGACTACGGGCATCGCGGACAGAATCGGGGGTTAATTTGCTCATGGGGCTTAGGCTATCGCGCCCGCGTGACTGTCGGCGAGGCGATAAAGTTGTAGCAGACCCCTTACAATAACAAGGCTTTGCGCGGGTTTAGCCGCTGGGGTGATGATGGTGTCCGCTGCTTATTGCACACCGATTGCTGATACCCGGAGCATTGTTATATGCCTAAATTATCCAAGTTTTTCCGCGTTGCCGTTGAAGGGGCCGCCGCTGATGGCCGCACGATTAACCGTCAGGATTTAGAAGATATTGCGCTGACCTATGACCCCACGGTTTTTGGTGCCCGCGTCGATCTGGAGCACTACAAAAGCCTGATGCCTGATAGCTTATTCCGCTGCTATGGCGACGTGACGGCCGTCAAGACTGAAAAAATCATTAACGGCCCATTGAGTGGCAAGCTGGCTTTGCTGGCACAAATCAACCCTACAGATGAAATGCTGACGCTGAATAAGAGCCGTCAGAAGGTCTACACCTCGATCCAGTTTTCCCCCAACTTTGCCGACAGTGGCCGCGCTTATCTAAAGGGGCTGGCGCTGACCGATAACCCAGGCAGTCTGGGTACGGAAATGATCCAGTTCTGCGCGCAACAGGTTGCAGCCGGTAAGCCGCACCCGCTAGCCGGTCGCAAACAATCCGACGATTGTCTGTTCACCGCGCTGGAAGAAACCCTGATTGAATTCGATGAAACCATGCCGGTAGACGATACCAGCAAGAAATTCACCGAACAGATTAAAGACCTGCTATTTGGTGCCAAACGCAAAACCGATGGCAATCTGGACGATATTCGCCACGCCGTGCAGGTGATTGCCGAAAGCCAGAAAACCGTACTGGAAACCCAGCAACAATTTACCGCCAGCCGACAGGAAGTGACTGAGCTAAAAGGCCAGCTATCCCAGTTGTCCACCTCGTTTGCCGCGCTGACGACCAAGCTACAAGGCGAAGATAGTCAGCACACCAGTCGCCCACCGGCTAAAGGTGGCCCGGAAGGCAGTGCCGACGACACTATCAACTGCTAAATCGCCCTATTTAATCCACAGGAATGAAGAACATGAGAAATGAAACACGTGATAAATGGGACGAATATCTGTCCGCACAGGCCCGACTTAACAGCCTGCCTGTAGATCGAGTCACTAAACAATTTACGGTGGCTCCGTCCGTTGCTCAAACACTGGAAGATAAGATCCAGCACTCCAGTGATTTTCTAAAACGCATCAATGTAAACCTTGTCCCGGAACAGGAAGGCCAGCGCATCGGCATTGGTGTTAGTGGCCCGATTGCCAGCCGCAATACCTCAACAACGGTACGCCGTGAGCCTAACTCACCGGAAGCCATTGAAGATGATGGCAAATACCGCTGCGAACAGACCAACTCTGATACCTATATCAGCTATGCCCGTCTGGATGCATGGGCCGGTAAGCGTGACTTTAAAACGCGAGTGACCAATCAGATTATTACGCGCCGCGCACTGGATCGCATCATGATTGGCTTTAATGGCACGTCAGTGGCGGCTAAATCAGATATTACCGCTAACCCGTTATTACAAGACGTGAATATCGGCTGGCTGAAAAAATACCGTCTGTTTGCCCCACAGCGTGTGATGTCTGACGTGATGGTTTCCACCCGTGATGAGGACAATAAACTCATCACCAAGGGGCAGTATGGCAACCTTGATTCACTGGCCTTTGATGCGGTCAACAGCCTGATCGATCCGTGGTATCAGGACGACACCGGCCTGATTGTTATCTGCGGCCGCAAACTGCTGGCGGATAAATACTTCCCGGTGCTGAACACCGTCAGCGGCAGCAATCCCCACACTGAAGCGCTGGCCGGTCAGATGTTGGTATCGCAGAAGCAAATCGGTGGTATGCAGACCTACCGCGCGCCATTCTTCCCAGCTGACGCCATGTTTATCACTACGTTCGACAATCTGGCTATCTATGTGCAGGAAGGGACACACCGCCGCACCATCAAAGAGGAACCGGAGTTTAACCGCGTCACCACCTATGAGTCGGATAACGAGGCTTATTGCGTGGAGGATTACGGTTTCGGTTGCCTGATTGAAGGTATCAAAGCCGGTGAGCCGGTTTAACGGTCGCTAGTCACTTACGGGCGGCCCGCCGCCCCATTACGCCTAGGGGGCATGATGTTAACTCCAGCACAACGCCATTACGACAAAGTGATGGCAGAACGGCGCGGCACCACGGAAGACGTGGTGCAAGGCTCCGCCTACGAACAACAGCTTTACCGGCTGCGCATTGATCAACGCCGCCTGTCGCAATTCCAATCACATCTCACCCGCGCCACCATGAAACGGGAAATGCTGCCCGCCTATGACGGCTGGCTCGATGGCGTACTGGCGGCCAATAGCGGCCAAAGTGACGAGGTGGTCACTACCTGCATGGTGTGGTCAGTGGATGCCGGTTTATACCGTGACGCACTGCGCCTGGCGGAATATGTGATCGGCCATAACCTGCCAATGGCTGACAAATACCAGCGCACGGCCGCCTGCTTCGTTGTCGATCAACTCTCTGAAGCCGCGTTGCTGAATTTCAAACTTGCGTCCGCCAATAGTCCGGCGATTGAAATTGATATTTTGCTGCGCCTGCAAGAGCTGACGGCGGATAAAGATATGCCGGATGAAGCCCGCGCCAAACTGCTTAAAGCGATTGGTTATACCCAACGTGAAAGCACTAATCTGGCCGATCAGGCATCTGCGCTTATCTGGTTGCAGCGGGCTTTAGCCGCGCATAAAGATGCGGGGGTGAAAAAAGATATTGAAGTGCTGGAGCGCAACCTGAAAAAAGCCGCGCTGGCTGCGGCCAGTGCGGAAGTTGGTGGTGTAGGCGCTACTGAGCAGACCACGGCTACCGACGTTATCACGACCGCAAGCGCTGACGTGGTCGCCACCTTGCCCGATACGCCAGCGGTTAGCGCAGAAACCCCTGCCAGCCCAGCGGCGAAAACAATCAGCAAAACGACATCCGCTGCCGCTGCCAAAAAACTGGCGGCCAAAGCCAAAACAAACACGGTGCGCGCCAAACGCACCTCCTGAATCGTGCCCCGCACGTCGGGCGGCACGCGGCAATGAGGTTTATCCCTGATAACCGCGTCCACCGCCCATTTTATTAACGGTGATGATATGAGCCTGTTAGCCACTGAACCAGTACACCCGGCAAGCCCACCCGAAGGGCCGGACGTGACAATCGCCAGCGCGCCGTTTTGGCCGGTGATCTCACTGGGTGATTTACGCAAAGTGATGCGCCTGGACGGCAATGTCACCGCCGAACGCCTGAAAGAAGCGGTGATCGAGGCCATCAGTAACACCAACGGCCAGTTACGGGCATGGCGCATCGAGCAAGAGGCCGCTGGCGTGTTGAAGCTGGAAGCGGTGGAATCCGAACAAGTCGCGGGCGAATCCATCCGGGTACAGCGCTACCGGCGGGCGGTCTACTGCCATGCTAAGGCCAATTTGACCGAACGCTATCGCGATATGGACACCACTGGCGATGGCAATAAGCGGGCGGACGCCCTTGATCCGCAAATCACCGACCTGTGGCGTGATGCCCGCTGGGCCATCAGTGATGTGCAAGGCCGTGAGCGCGGCATTGCCGAGTTGGTGTAAATGCGGGTTCAGGCTCAGCAATATGACACCGTTGACGCTTTGTGCTGGCGTCACTACGGCCGCACCGAGGGGGTGACTGAGGCGGTTTATCAGGCTAACCCGGGGCTGGCTGAACTGGGGCCGCTACTGCCCGCCGGTCACTGGCTGGAACTGCCCAACACCACCGAAGCGGCACAACAAAATATTATTCAGCTGTGGGACTAATCGCCACAGCCACGGCTCCCCAAAGGGGGTAACGGACATGAAAATGCCAGAAAAAGATCCAAGTTGGATAGGTGCATTACTGGCCTTTTATTCTGCTCATTCCACGGTCATCAACGGCTTTCTGGTCGGCTTTATTGTGGCCTTTCGCCGCGTGGTCTGGGGCGGTGGAAAATTGCGCGAAGGCATTGGCGAGGGGGTGGTCTGCGGGCTGGTCGGCGTCAATATCGGTCCGGTAATCTCCCCGATGCTGATCCGCGCCATTGATGCCATCCCGTGGCTAAACGGCGCGCTAACTGAAGTCGCTGCCGGAAAAGTGGAAATTTTTATCAGCTGCTTGATCGGGCTAATCGGCTTGCAGGCTATCCGAGAGTTGGTGTTTAAAATCGTCAATAAAAAGGTGGGAACCCCTGATGCCAAACCCTAAATTTATTTTCGGCAAAGCCAGCGAAAACAACCTGACCGGCGTACATCCTGATTTGGTCAAGGTGGTGCGCCGCGCGCTGGAGCTAACCCCGATGGATTTTAAAGTGATTGAGGGCCGCCGCACACTGGAACGCCAGCGCGAACTGGTTAAAGCCGGTGCCAGCCAAACCCTGAACAGCCGCCATTTAACCGGCCATGCGATCGATATTGTGCCGCTGCCGGACGGCAAGGTGAGTTGGGAATGGAAGTATTTCTATCCGATGGCCGATGCGATGAAGCAAGCCGCCGCCGAGCTGGGGATCGCCGTGGAATGGGGTGGTAACTGGACCACCTTTAAAGACGGCCCGCATTTTCAATTGCCCGCCCGTCAATATCCGGGCTGACATTATGCCAATCTTCAACACGGCCCCGCTCGCATGGGCGATTGCCGCCGCCTTACTGGTTACCAGTGGCGTACAGACTTACCGTTTGGCGGAGTCTCGCCAAGTGATGATTGACCAGCAAGCGGCTGAGGCAACGATTAAAAGCGGCCAGCTTATCGCGCTGGCACTGACCGCCAATGCCAACAATCAGGCGCAATCACAATTACGTCAACAGGTTGCCAGCGCCGATCAGTTGCTGGCACAACGTAACAGCCAAATCAAGAGGTTATACCGTGAAAATGAAACCTTACGCCGCTGGGCTGATACTCCCCTGCCTGATGATATTATCCGGCTGCGTCAGCGCCCCGCCTTCACCGGGGCCACAGATTACCGTCAATGGTTGTCCAAAGGTCACTCCCTGCCTGTTTCCGGCGGCCAGCCCGCAAACTAACGGCGATTTGAGCGACGATATCGACCAGCTAGAAGCGGCTTTGCACGCTTGCGCGGCACAGGTTGATACCGTGCTAACCTGCCAGCAAGGAACGGCCAATGCTAAAACCTAATCTGCTGCGAACGGCGCTGAGTCAGGCGGTGCCCTACCTGCGGGAGAATCCCGACAAACTGGCGATCTGGCTGGATAAAGGAACTGTGGTCGCCACCGGGCAACAGTCGCTGTCATTCGAATACCGCTACACCGCGCACGTTATGGTGATGGATTACCCCTACAGCATGGATACCGTCACCTTGCCCGCCATGCTGTGGATCCACCGCCATCAACCGGACTTAATTTTTAATCCCGATCGGCGCAAAACCGGCTTCACCTTTGAGGCGGATATTCTCAATAGCACCACCGCCGATATTATGTTGCACCTTGAGCTAACCGAGGCGGTCAGAGTGGCGGACGTGAATGACCGATTGGAATTAACCCACCTTGACGAACCCGCCGACCCGCGCGGCGATATGCTGGCAGCTTGGGAACAGGCCGCCGCCAACACCCCTTGGGCGGGCTGACATCGCGCACAGCCAAAAATGACTGTGTTGGCCATAGAGAGAAAGAGGCACCATGGATAACGAATTTCAGGAACTTGAACACTATTTACAACGCCTGATTAATCGCGGGAAATCCGGCGCACGACACAAGTTGAGTCGCGATATCGCCATCACCTTGCGCCGTGGTCAGCAACAACGTATTCGCCAACAATTAAACGCGGACGGCTCGCCGTATACCAAGCGCAAAGAGAGCATCAAAACCGTGCAAAAACGCCTGCGGTTTATCTATCAGGGCACGGTGCGCGACCTGAAAAACTGGTCGGGCAATAAGCGCCAGATAACCGGCTGGGATAACGATCGTAATGCTATCCGCACCTTTAACCGTGTCGATATTGACCGTTTTTTATCGGTCGAAACCGAAGCCACCACCCAGCGTACCAACAAAAAACAGCCGATGTTTCGCCGCTTGCGTAATGCCACCTTCCTGCGCCTTCAGGCGTTACCTGATTCCGCCGGTGCCGGTTATGTCGGTGTTGCGGCCAAAATTGCCCAGATACACCAGTACGGCGGCACCGATCAGGTTAACCCCTATGTGAAAGCGGATTACCCCGCCCGTCAATTGCTCGGTATCACGTCAAAAGACAGCGATAACGTACTCAATCAGGTGTTTGATTTTATCGCCCGTGGCTAACATTACGCTGGGATGAAAAACTCCGCTGGATCGCGTATATTTGTTTTATCTGCATTTCTATATGTATTACCGGGGATCGTAATGGCTAATGTAATGACGAGTCTGGCTGAGAAAAAACAATACTTCGACCGTGTGAAGTTAGAAAATTATCGTCAAAGTATGCGTTTGGAAGGCTTGAACAGTACTAATCAAACGTTGCCAACCTCAAAGAACGAAAGGGCTAAACTGAAGCAAAGCCTGATAAATAAATACGCCACCAAAAGCCAGCCGAGTTCGCGGTGAACAGCGATAAATACGGTGACGGCCCAGATCCTTATACCTATCCGAACAGTCAGGTGTTAATCAATAAATTCGGCATTACTGATGACGACCAATTTATTGAGATGGAAAAAGATTTTTCCGAGCTGGCTATTATGGACATCGAATTTAGCCCGCCACCCTATGATTTGCGCTACTGGTGCGCACTGCATCAAGCCTTGTTTGGCGATATTTATCATTGGGCCGGAGAGCTGCGAACCATTGATATATCCAAAGGCACTACCCGATTTTGCAATATCAATCGTATTACACCTGAAGCCAACCGACTGTTTAACCAACTGGCGCAAGAAAACTATCTGGTTGGTCTCCCCTATGACTCGCTGATTGTAAAACTGGCTGAGAACTACTCTGACCTTAATGTTATCCATCCTTTCCGTGAAGGTAATGGCCGGGCGCAGCGGTTGCTGTTCGAACACATTATTATCAATTGTGGCTTTCAAATCTCCTTCGCTGGCATCAACCCCGATGAATGGATTCAGGCCAATATTGATGGTTACCATTGCCGTTATCAACGCATGACTGCGTTATTCGCCCGCTGTATTCGTTAAACCACTCCGACATTTCCTGTTAAAAGTTGTCACAGTCCCCCTACAACTGCCGCGCGTTGCGCCCCTGCCCGCGCGCGTAAACAATACCGTTACGCTGAATAACGAGTATTGACCGCCATGACCAACGCCGAAATCTATCGCCTGATAATGAATCTGATCCGTTTCGGTATCGTGGAACAGGTGAATTTAACCCTCGATCCGCCCAAAGCCCGCGTACGCTGCGGTGAATTACTGACCGACTGGTTGCCGTGGTCGGTGCGCCGCGCCGGAACCGCTAAAACGTGGTGGCCGCCAACCGAAGGGGAACAGGTGATTATTCTGGCCGCTGGCGGTGAGCTGTCCGCCGGGGTGATCATTGCCTCCCTGTATCAGAAAAGTGCCCCCACGCCGCTGAATACCGCCAACACTCAACACGCCACCTACCCCGACGGCGCAGTGATTGAGTACAACGCTGATACCGGCGCACTGAAAGCCAGCGGCATTAAAACCGCCACCCTTAATGCAGGCCAATCCATTCAGGCCACCGCACCAGAGATCACCTGTACCGCTTCGATCAAAATCACACTGGATACGCCCATTGTGGAGTGCACCCAACATCTGACCACTGCCACCTTAGAAGTGAAGCAAGGCGGCAAAATGACCGGAAATATTGAACATTCCGGCGGCAGCTTCTCATCTAATGGCGTGATGATTGATAGCCATGACCACGGCGGCGTACAGCGCGGCGGTAGCAATACTGACGGGCCAAACAAATGATCTATTTAGGCATGAACGCCCAGACCGGGCGGCGCATTACCGATATGGACCATATCACCCAGTCGATCACCGACATCGTCACCACCCCGACCACCACGCGCTGTATGCGCCGGGGCTATGGTTCATTGCTGTCTGACCTGATTGACGACCCGCAGAACCCGCTGTTACGGCTAAAAGCCATGTCAGCGGCCTACAGCGCCATCATGCGCTGGGAGCCGCGCGTGGTACTGACCCGCGTGTTATTGGCAGAACCGCAGGCGGGGAAAATGACGCTGGAGCTTCAGGGCCAGCGCACCGATCTGGCTGATATCTTTAATCTGGCGATCCCCGTTGGAGGCGGTTCATGAGCACTATCGACCTGTCACAGCTACCCGCTCCGCTGGCGGTGGAAGCACTGGATTATGAAACCCTACTCGCTGAACGCAAGGCGGAACTGATCGCCCTGTATCCGGTTGACGAGCAGGCGGCCATCACCCGCACCTTATCGTTAGAGTCCGAGCCGCTGGTCAAGTTATTGCAAGAGAACGCCTACCGTGAACTGGTATTGCGCCAGCGGGTTAACGAGGCGGCGCAGGCGGTGATGGTGGCCTATGCCAATGGCAGCGACTTAGACCAGTTGGGGGCTAACAATAACGTTCAACGCCTGATTATCACGCCCGCCGATCCGGATGCCATTCCGCCCGTTGCCGCCGTGATGGAGTCTGATACGGATTTTCGCCTGCGTATTCCGCAAGCCTTTGAAGCGCTGAGTGTGGCCGGTCCGACCGGAGCCTATGAGGCCCACGCCCGCAGCGCTGATGGTCGGGTGGCTGATGCCTCGGCACTGAGTCCATCACCGGCCTGTGTCACTGTCACCGTACTGGCGCGGGCCGGAAACGGCGAAGCCTCGCCGGAACTGCTCGACATTGTCCGCCTTGCCCTGAATGACGAGGACGTGCGGCCGGTGGCTGACCGCGTCACCGTGCAATCCGCTGTCATTGTCGATTACCAGATTGACGCCGTGCTCTATATCTATCCGGGGCCGGAAGCTGAACCGGTCCGCGCCGCTGCTCAGACCAAGCTCAATGCCTATATCAGCACTCAGCGCCGACTCGGACGGGATATTCGGACTTCCGCCATTTATGCCGCGCTGCATGTTGAAGGGGTGCAACGCGTCGAACTGAATGCGCCGCTGGCTGATGTGGTACTCGACAGCACACAGGCGGCTTACTGCACCCATGCGGTATTGACGGTCGGGGGAACTGATGAATAACCGCTTGCTACCGGCGGGATCATCCCCGCTGGAGATCGCCGCCGCGCAAGCCTGCGCCCGGTTGGGTGAGGTGCCGGTGCCGTTGCGCCAGTTATGGAATGCGGACCTGTGCCCGCTACCGTTACTGCCCTATCTGGCGTGGGCGTGGTCAGTGGATCGCTGGGATGAGAACTGGCCGGAAGCCACCAAACGCGCGGTAGTGAAATCTTCGGCTTACGTACACAAACGCAAGGGCACCATTGGCGCACTGCGTCGTGTGGTTGAGCCGCTCGGCTACCTTATCCGGGTAACCGAATGGTGGAAAACCGGCGAGACACCCGGCACCTTTCGCCTTGATGTCGGCGTGCTGGAAACCGGCATTACCGATGAAATGTATTTTGAACTGGAGCGGCTAATTGATGGGGCAAAACCCTGTAGCCGCCATCTGGTGGGCCTGTCTATCAATCTGGATGTCTCCGGTGCGATCCCTGTCAGTGTCGCCAGTTACGACGGTGACGAGCTGACCGTTTACCCCTATTTACCTGAAACTATTACCGTGAGCGGCCAACACTACACCGGCGGCACACTTCATCTTATTGACAGCGTGAGCGTGAACCCATGACCACAAAATTCTTTGCCATACTGACCCATCTGGGGGCGGCCAAACTGGCGAACGCCACGGCCCTCGGCACCCAACTACAGATCACTCAGATGGCTGTGGGCGACGGTGGTGGCGTATTACCGCTGCCGAACGCCGCACAAACGCAGCTGATTGGCGAGAAACGTCGCGCCGCACTGAACTCATTAAGTGTCGATGCAGCCAACAGTAGCCAGATTATCGCCGAACAGGTTATTCCGGAAACGGATGGCGGGTGGTGGATACGTGAAATCGGCCTGTTTGATAAAGATGGCGTCTTAATTGCCATTGCCAACTGCCCGGAGACCTATAAACCGCAGTTGCAGGAGGGCAGCGGCCGCACACAAACCGTGCGCATGGTGCTGATTGTCAGTAGTACCGAAGCGGTCACGTTAAAAATTGATCCCTCGGTGGTGCTGGCAACGCGCCAATACGTTGATAAAAAAGTGGATGATAAGGCGATTGAGGTTAAAGCCTATGCCGATGGATTGATGGCTGCGCATTTGGCAGCGGCTGATCCCCATTCACAATACGCACCGCTTGCCAGCCCGGCATTGACTGGCAAACCCACCGCCCCCACGGCGGCAAAAACCGATAACAGCACCCAACTGGCAACCACGGCGCATATTAAATTGGCGCTTGCAGACTATGCACCACTTGCCAGTCCGGCGCTGACCGGCACACCGACAACCCCCACAGCCGCAGCGGGAAACAGTACCCAGCAGCTAGCGAATACTGCTTTTGTGCAGGCCGCACTGGCGGCATTGGTTGCATCCTCACCGGCCGCACTCGACACACTAAAAGAGCTGGCTGACGCACTGGGCAATGACCCTAATTTTGCCACCACCATGACCAACGCCTTGGCCGGAAAAATGGATAAAGCCAAAAATGGTAGCGATATTGCGAATGTGGCAGCCTTTCTTGCTAACCTTGGTTTAGGCGATGCGGCTAAATTGGGAGTGGCAACTAACTCGCAAATGGCGGCAGGCACCAGCACATCCTTGCTTCCTACGGTTGCTGCCGTGATGAGCCTTTTTGCCAAGCGTTCATTTGCTGCTGCTGATTACATTCGAATCCCCGACGTTCCGGGCGGGCTAATCATTCAATGGGTAAGAGGGGCGACTGCTGGATTTAACGAGGGGGCATTTCCAGCGATCACTTTTCCTATTCCGTTCCCAACGGCCTGTGTTTTCGTGAGTGCCGCAACACAGGGGAATAATTCAAATACATCTGACTACATGGCGCAAGTGACATCATGGACTAAAACCTCGGCGCTTATTTTTTGTCAACAATTTACAACCTCCGCAGCAAGTGGTTCCATTTACCCTCTAATACTGGCTATAGGATACTGATATGAAAGCACTATTTAGCCATGAACTTATGTCCTTCATCCCTGAGAATATGGCAGTTGATGGAAGTTATAGCCAGGACATTACAGACAATCTTATTGCTGCCACGAATGAAGAACTTGCGATGTACTGGCGTCAAACTCCTCCCGATGGGAAAACGCTAGGAGCTACTAATGGTCGGCCTGTGTGGGTGGATTTACCACCACCGACACCAGAGCAACTTGCTGAGATTAAAGCCATCAATGTGGCTCAAGCTAAAGTTGATAAATCGAAATTAATTAGCGATGCCAGCGATAAGGTAGAAATACTAAAAGACCGGATCGAAGCGGGGCAGGATAAAGCCGCTGAGTTGAAGTTGTGGAAGGCCTATCGCATTGCGCTTGATGATGTTGATATTAATAACCCAGCATGGCCGGTAGTGCCGGAATAGTCGATATTAGCCGGGCTTAGTACCCGGCATCTTTTTTAATTATTAAGGTGCGGGAGGCCAGGTAATATTAGCCGGATTTGAGGTATCAACACGCATCAACGCCACTCGATATTTACGCCATGCGGCAAGGTCAGCTATTTCCTTTTCGCTTGCATCCCCTGCGTCAACTGCATCTTGCCGCCATTCTATCTCTGAATCTGCAACAACCTTTAGGTCAGCTTTTTTAGCCTTGGCGCTAGCAACTAGTTCATCGTGTGTTTGTGGTGGTAAATCGACCCATGCAGGCATTCCATCAATAACGCCACGTTGTTTACCCGCCGGATATTGGGTGCCGAACTCACGATATATATCTTCTGAAACATCTATCATATCTGATAAATCCCACCCAGCGGCGGTGTACTCAACAAATAATTTTATATCAGGAAATGCGTTATTCTTTGCTGACCACTTATAAGTTTTCATGATTAACGTCCAATGGCGATAAAGTAACCGGTATCGGTGGTTGGGGATGGCGATCGAAACGCTCCTTTGAATGTAGCGTTATTAATTATCGATACCAGTGCAACAGCTTGTGTTTCTGTATTTCTACATGATGCGACTATTGAAATTGCGGCAGATGGGAACGGGGATGGAAAAGATATGACTGCTGGGGTTGATGTACCGTTTCCAGAAAAGAAACCCCACTGAATCATGAGTCCGCCGGGTAGTTTCATCCATCCGCTATCAGTGCCGAAATTATTAGAAAACGAGTTCATGTCTGGGATCTGATTAGTGCCAGTCCCTACCGTTCGTTTCGCGGCATCGCCTAAACCAAGGTTTAAGCGAACACTAACTCTTTAGCCATTCCCATAAAAATGACACACTCCCGTCATTTTCTTTGGGGAACCAAACATGCTGATTGGCTATATCAGAGTGTCAACAAATGACCAAAACACCGAACTGCAACGCATTGCATTATTGAGTGCAAATTGTGAACAGATTTTTGAAGATAAAATAAGCGGGAAAGCCTCGGACAGGCCGGGGCTAAAACGAGCTATGAAGGTCATGTCGGCAGGGGATACGTTGGTTGTGTGGAAGCTTGACCGACTGGGGCGCAGCGTGCGTCACTTAATTTCGCTGATAGAAGAGCTTAAAAATCGAGGCGTGCATTTTCGCAGTTTGACCGACAGCATTGATACCAGCACTGCCATGGGGCGCTTTTTCTTTCATGTCATGTCTGCGTTGGCTGAAATGGAACGTGAGCTGATTGTCGAGCGTACACTTGCCGGATTAGCTGCCGCCAGAGCGGAAGGGCGGATCGGGGGCCGTCGTCGAGTCATGACCTCTGAAGTGGTTGATCGCGCCAGACGGATGTTTGCCCAAGGTGCAACATTGCATCAAGTCGCTCTGGTGCTCGATGTCTCACCCAAAACTATCTATAAATATATTCCGGCTGGAGAGCGTCTCGCGTTGGTGCCTGAATGATTAACCGTGGCCGGGTTAATTGCCCGGTCTATTAAACAAATCTAGAAAACATCAGATATCGTTCAATCGCATAACCTTTATTTCTGTTTAGTCGCTGTGCATTTATCACTACATTTTTCTACGCCCCAAAAGATGATACCGCCGACGATGATTGATCCGATAGCGACTACCCAGGCAGTTATTCCGTCATAGAAAGCATAAGCAACAGCCAACCCTATTACCACTATAAATGAGACTATAGTGCCAATCATATCGAAGGCAAAACGTAATAACCCATTAATAACTTTTGATTTCATCTGCTAAGCACTTTAAAGATATAAGGTTATTTTTTGCCATTTTACTGAGTTGAATAAAACGCTCAAATGGTTTTTCAAAAAGGAAGAACAGCATATCGTAGTCGTTTGGCTTTAGTTTATTAAAAAGAAATGGACTTTCTTGGGATAATTTTCGTGACGCTTCACATGCCCGCGCCATAACCCCTTGAAACATTACACCGGAAATCATAATGGTAGTGCCAAACCTGACACTAAATTTTACTAAGGCACCTGCCACTAAACCACTAACGACTTTGCCACTGATGTGGCCTGATATCAGTGTTTGGGCGGCCATACGAGTGATTTTACCCGTTGCACCATAGATAAGCTCTTGGTGCAATTGTCGAATGGTTTCATCTGGTAGGCGGCTGAGAGTATCATTAATGATAATATCAGCCACTTTAGCGATAATAAATCGATCGCGAATAAGGTTATCAAAGACTTTCAGGAAACGCTTATCATCAACCATATTACGTTGTTGATAATATCGCCCACCATCCGAGAGATTCAAATCCTGAAAGGTTCGTTCAACCCCCAAATATAAGTCCATGGGAATAGATTTAATTCCCTCGGCCATTGCCTTAATAAATCTTGCTGAATCCATAACCTTTCCCTGATTGTTACAGTATTGTTTCAATCATATTGGGTTTTATCTAATTACTCCTAATGATTTAAGCTCCGAATGTTCTGAAAATAGAGCTATGGGTGGGCAGGGTAAGGCGAATGTTTCCACAGGACGCGACACTGCATCAAGTGACTTTGATTATTGATGTATCCCCCAAAACTATATACAAATATATTCCGGCCGAAGAACGACACGCCATAACGTCATAAGTAACAAACAAAAAGCCCGCATAAATAGCGGTTTTTTTGTTGCTGCAGTACAGATAAAGCTGACTGTGCTCCATGGTATTACAAAAACCTCAACCCCAGATCCACATCAGCCAGCATTTCACGCAAATCCTCGCTGACTTTTTCCAGACTGAGCGAGAACTCAATTTTTCTCGCCTTACCATCCTTAAAAAACTCGGTGCGGGTTTCGCTGATACCGGTGATCACAAACATGCCGTAGATCCCGCCAGTGCCTTCGATTAGCGGGTAGGCCTTGCCGGTGTAGGCCATCGTGCGCAGTGCCGCCAGCGACACATCGCCGCCGGTCACTTCTGGGTACAACGTCCCGCCCAGCGTAATTTTATCTTCGCCGGGGCCGATATATTGATAGCGTGGCGACTTGCCTACCCGACTGTTATTGACGTGCCTGAAGGTGCTCTCCTGCCCCAGATTCTGATAAGGCGCAGTGCGCAGTTCAAACACAAATAGCCCAAAAACCATCATCATAATTATTACTCCCTGTCTGTCAGCGTGGAACGGCGGCGGGACTCTTTCTGGCGCTGTAGCGTGGCGATTTTGTCATACAACATATTGACCAGTTTATTCTCATCTATGCTGGCCGCCTGCTGACCTTGCAGGTTGATGGTGATGTCGTAGCGGTCGCCCTCATGGGTTATCGGGCCACTATTGCGCTGCGCACTGAGCGGCTTTCTCGCCAGTTGTGGAATATCACCGGCCAGTGATAACTGGTCAAAATCATTACCCGGCGCGATTATCTCCCGCGTGCGGGCCAGCATATCGCTGGCGCTCTGCTGCATTCTTGCCAACAGGCCGGGCTGTGCCGCCGCTTTTGCCGGAGCGGATAAGTACGGTGAGGCCAGCGGCAGATAATCCGGCACATTCTTAAACACGATATCGCCCAGTTTATCCCGCGCATTATCCGCCGCTGCGGTGGCTGGCGAACTGCTGGCGAGGCTGTCACCACTGCCTTTTTTCTTTTTACTGCGGTCAACGGCACCGTAAATGGATGGGGCCGCCGTGGGCGCGCTGGCGATCGGGGATGCTGCTGCGTTCGCCATGGCGCTGCTGTTGCCGGCGACCGGCTTATCAGGACTCCACGACCACGCGGATTTCGCTGCCACCATCTTTTTTAGTACCGGGTCCCACTCATACATCACCGGTGCTTTCGGCCCGTTCATCGCTGCCACCGCACCGCTGGCGGCATCCGCCGCTTTCGGGATAGCCCCCAGTTTTTCCAGTAACCAGCCTAACCCCTTCGCCAGTTGTTCTACCGGCCAGAACAGCCCACTAATTACCGCCCCGACCACTTCACCAAAGGTTTTACCGGCATTGGTGGCCGCTTCCAGTGAGGCTTTTGACGACTCGACCGGTGAAAGCAACTGAGTAAACCAGTTCCACACCCGACCAATCGCGCTGCCAATGCCGTCAAATATCGGAGCCAGCGGTGCAAAAGCTTCTCTGACTGGCCTTAACCCTTCGATTAACCCGGTAAAGAAGCCACTGAAAAATGCTTTTATCGGCTCCCAATATTTATAAATCAGGATGCCAGCCCCGACCAACGTGGCGACCAGTAGTCCGATAGGGCTTAACAGAAAGCCAATCACAGACCCCAGCGCACCAAATACCGCACCGCCAATACTGCCCAACAGGCGCAGCGGCGAAGTTGCTACCCATTTCAACATATTGCCAAGACGACCCAGCGCTGCACCCGGCTGACTAAACGCAGCGGACATAGCCGCACCAGCACGCCCAGACGCACCCGACAGTGCCATTTGCGCATTAGAACCCAGTAGTGCCATTTTCGACTGCAAGCCACCCAGCGCAGAACCGGCCACGCTGGCACTGGTTCGCCACGACAATAACGCCGGAGAGACGCGCAGCAGGTTAGGCACCAACCGACTGATCCCACCCGATAACCAGCTGAATTTCGGCAGTAATAATCCTAAGCCACCGTTACCGGCCAGTAACGAGAACCCCAACCGCAGGGCCAGCATCGGCCCCAGTAATGCCGCCGCAGCCAGTGCCAATCCGCCCAGCGTAATCGTGGCAATCGACAGTGTCGCTACCACTTTCATGATGGTGCCTGCCAGTTTAGGGTTAGCCTCCACCCAACGACGCACGCCACCAATCATGTTTTTTAAGGTCTCGACCACCTCCAGCATCGGCGCGCGCAGGGTTTCCCCCATCGAACTCAGCGCGTTACCGCCGCCGGATTTCAACAGCTGCAATTGCGCCGAAATAGAGTCTTTATCAATATCAGACTCTTTTTGCATCGAGCCTTTTGCGCCCTTTCCCTGAGTAAGGGTAAGTTGCCGATCCAGTTCATCAATATTGTTCACCAGCTTGGCGGCATCTTTACCGAAGTCTTTACCAAACAGCTGAGTGAGTACCCGCAGCCGATCCACGTCGGGCAATTTTTTAACCGCCCCCAGCACTTCGCGAATAGTGCCCATCGCATCGACAGACATCGCCTTTTCAATCTTGCTTTCATCCATGCCCAGTGCATCCAGCCCGGCGAGAAACTTGTCGCTTTGCATGGTGGCAATCGACAGTTCGCGCACCATGGCATTAGCCGCACTGGCGGCAATTTCAGACTGCGCCCCCAATGACAGGAAGGTCGATCCCAGTGCTGCTGCCTGTTTATAGTTGAGCCGGTCAGCCACGCCGCCCATCCGTTGCAGCACATCAATAATATCCGCCCCTTTCGACTGGGCGTTATCATCCAGATAGTTCAGGGCGTCGCCCAGCTGCTCAATATCTTTGGTGGGGATCTTGTACAGCCCGGAGATTTTACCGAGGCTTTCCGCCAGTTCACCGGCGGGCAGCTCAAAGGCTTTCGACGCTTTGGCGGAGACATTAGCAAAGTCCAACAGCTCTTTTTTCTGCTGCGCCCAGTCAGCCCCCTCGGTTGTCACCCCCATGCGTGCGCCACCTTCGACCAGGGCGGCAAAGTCAGCCGCGCCACCCGGCAAGGGGGCATCTTCGGCCGCGTCTTTAATGGCGTTTTGCATTTCATAGAATTGCGTGGTGCGCTGGCCGTTATCATCGCGCAGGCCATTAACCTGTTTCGCCACCCCCTTCATGGCATCTTCCATGCCGCTGTAACTCTTCAGCGCCAGAGCCACCGGGGCCGCCATCACCGCACCGGTGGCGAGTGCCGTCATACCGCCGGATTGCAACTTACCGCGCAGCTCCTGCCCGCGATCGTAACTGGCCCGCGCCGCTGCCACCCGCTTGAGTCGCTGCTCTTGCAGTTGCAACTGACGGTTATATTGGGCGGTGCGATGGGTGATTTGCTCAGTGGCAGTGCTGTTACTGGCAACCGAGACGCCGTGCTGGTAAAGACTGGCGCGCAGTTCAGCCAGCCGCCGCACTTCAACGGTCTGTTTTTCCTGCAACTTACCCAAACGGCTATCCCACTTTTGCACAGCGGCGATCTGCTTCTGGGTAGGATTGTCGAGGGATTTAACCGCGTCTGATGCCCGGCGCAATTTCTCTATACGGGCGGCGGCTTTATTGCTGGACTCGGCCAGCTTGTCGAAACTGGCGGCTTGTTTGGGTAAGTCGCGCAGGTTATCGCGCGTGGATTTGATTTGCCGCCCCAGTGCGGCGGTGCTTTTCTGGGCGGCATTAAAAGGTTGAGTCAGATTATTGACCGCCCCTAAAGCCACTTTGATCTGTAGGTTGCGGTCAGCCATGCTTATTCTTCCGTGGTTCCCCAGCGTGCTACTGCACGTTCACGCCAGTCTAAAAGGTCGGGCACAGTCATTACCCAGAGATCGGGCAATGACCAGTGAAAAACAACCGCGATATCAGCGATCACCTCTTCTATTTGGCTAAATCCAAATTCGCAGGCAGGGCTTCCGTTGTCGTCGGTTCCGCCTCCGAAGCAGGTTGTAAAAAAGTGACAACCTCTTGTGCCAATTGGGAAAAGTCCCAAGTGTCCATGGTGATCAGTTCAATCTCGGTCAGCGCCGGAGAAGTGACGCGCGGCAACAGCTTAATCAGGGCGTTAACATCGGTGGTAATGATGTCGTACATCTTCAGGCCACGTAAAGAACCGGCCTGTTTCAGCGCGCCTGTCAAAGAAACTTCTTTGATGATTGTCTTCCCGCGCTTGATCGGTGTTTGTAAAACAATGGTATTCAACATAAATAAATTCCCAGATTAAAGGCCAATATTAGCGCGGTGTTTTTCCAGCATATCCACACCGTTCACCCGGTAGATCATGTTCAGGACATCCAACTCGACCAGTTCCTCGTTGTTGGCCGTGATTTTGCAGTAGGTATTTTTCAGTGTGTATTTATGGCTGGTATCATCACCCTGTTTCGCGCTGCCGGGATCGTGCTCGGTGTAACGGCCGCGCGTTTGGATTTCCAGCGGGATCGCCTCACCGGTATCCTCCGCCTGATAGGAGCCAGCAAAACGGAACTGCACCCCGTCAGCGGTAGGCGTACCCCACAGTTTCAGCAATTCAGGGGCCAGCCCGCCGAGGGTTAATTCCATATCCAGCGCCCCCGCCTCAAAGCCGAGATCCACCGCCACCGAACCGGGCATACCGGCACCCTGATAATCTTCCGTCTTGATAGTCAGCTTTGGCGGTGTCAGCTCTGAGGCTTGCCCCAGATAGCTCTCGCCATTGACATAGACGTTGAAATACTTAAGTTTTCTTGGCAATGCCATAGTAATAACCCTTAGCTATTGACGGCATTCGCAAAGCTCGCGAAATATTCGTCGGTGAATTCCTGAATCAACCCCAGATTCTCCAGCGGCGGCACCGGGGTGTAGTTGTAACGAATGGTCAACTTGCCCAGCTTCAGCGTGTCGGTGCTGTTGGCGTCGGTGTCATACCAGCACCGTGCACCCAACAGGCGACCGGCGGTAACATAGGCCGACAATTTGCGGTTGATACCGTCGATAACATCTTTCGCCAGTGACGGCGTTAGCGGTTTGTCGATATAGTAGAAATGGGCTTCCGCAATGGTATCTAGCAGGATTTGGGCGGTGCGGGTGTAGCTCTCGAAAATAAACACCTCTTCCTCGCAGGTGCGGGAACCCCAGAAGCGAAAACCTTTTTGCTTGATCAGCGTGGTAATGTGGTTGCTGTTCAGCTCGTCGGCGTCGGTGTCTTTGCCTTGCAAGGAAAAATAGATATCAACCGATGTCCCCAGCACACCATCAACCGGCACGTTGGACAGGGTTTTATGCCAGCCAATATCCGCGTCAATCTTGGCGCGCAATCCCAACGCATAAGCCGGTGCGGGCACCACAACGTTGCTTTCAGCTTCGCTGTCATAGGCCAGCCAGTCGGGGTAAATCACCATCACTTCGCGCTGAATAAAGTTCTTGCGGTAAAGTTTGGCCTCGGCAATGGTTTTGCAGCCGTTGGCACTGATATAAGCAAACGCCTTCAGTTCTCGGGCAAAAATGGCAATTTGATTGGCCACTGCCAAGGTATCCAGCCCCGGTGCGCCAATGATGCGTGGCTTCACGCCGACACGCATTTCAGCGACCAGCAAGGCATAAAGGCCGGTATAAAGTCCGTTCTCATCCACGCCACCAATCACATTGGCTTCAGTGCTTTTTTCACCCTCTTCTGTGCCGCCTTCCGCCACGCGAATAACCACCGTTTGCGGGCTGGCCTGGTCAGAAATAGCCTTCAGGGTTTGCCGTAATGTGCCGGTTTTCCCTGCTTTGCCGAGCACGTTCTTAACCCGCGTCAGCAATACCGGCGTATTCAGCGGAAAGGTGGCGGCGTCAGCATCGTCAGCCGTACAGATCACACCAATCACGGCGGAGTCGATATCGTTAATGATGGTCGAGGTGTCAGTGGTTTCCTCACCGCTCACACCGTGGTGATAATTTGTTGCCATTGGGGTACGCTCCGAAAAGGATTAATCCTTGCCGAAATCATTAACCAACCTCGCGCGTAAATCACCGCCTGCCTGTTGTATCAGGCCTGACACAGCAAACAGGGGTTTGTCTGCGCGTCATTTCCCCGCAAAATTACCCCATGCAACTACTCCCGGACGACCTCACCCCACGCCCCGCCTTTGATATCAAAATAGGCGGCAAAACTCAGACCACGGTTAACGACCGGCTGATCAGTTTAACGCTGACCGATAACCGTGGTTTTGAAGCTGATATGCTGGAATTGGTCATTGATGACGCTGACCAGAAAGTCGCCTTGCCTAAACGTGGGGCACAGATTGATATTGCGCTGGGCTGGAAAGGTGAACCGCTGATCAGTAAGGGCCGCTTTACCGTGGATGAAATCAGCCATACTGGCCCGCCGGATCAGCTGATTGTCACCGCCCGCAGTGCTGATTTTCGCGATACCTTCAATGTGAAACGGGAGTACAGTTGGCACGATATTACCGTCGGGAAAGTGGTTGCCAGTATTGCCTCGCGCTATGACCTGAAAGCGGGCGTTAGTGAGGATTTAGGCAAGATAGAGATTGATCACGCCGACCAGACCAGCGAGTCAGATATCAGTTTTTTAACCCGCATGGCGGAAAAGCTCGGCGCAATTACCACCATCAAAAACGGCATGCTGTTATTCATGCACCCAGGGCGCGCGGTATCCCAAAGCGGCAAGCTGTTACCGGCTATTACCATCACCCGCGCCAGTGGTGACAAACACAGTTTTCGGGTGGCTGACCGTGACGCCTATACCGGCGTTACCGCCTACTGGCTGGATCTCAATTACGGCAAGCCACAAAAAACCAGCGTTCGCCGCAAGCGGAAAAGCAAAACACCCCCGAAAGTCAAAATCCCGGCATCGACCAGCAAGGAGGGAAATTATCTGGAGGGTGTCGAGGGAAATGTTTTTGTGATGCGCGAAACATTCAAGACAGAACGGGCCGCCCGTCGCGCCGCTGCCGCCCGCTGGTCGAAACTGCAACGGGGTGCGGCTGAATTTACTATGACACTGGCACGCGGCCGCGCTGACCTATTTCCAGAACTGCCCGCTGTCATGCAAGGCTTTAAGCCGGAGATTGATCAGGCCGATTGGATCATTACCCAAGTCACCCACACCATCGGCGATAATGGCTTTACGACTGCGCTAAATTTTGAAGTGAAAATATCCAACTGGGATATGGCGGGAGAAGAAACAGAGTAAAAGAATTCGGAGAATGAATAGGTTATACTTTAGCCAAGCAAGAGAAGGTTGGAGTTATTATCATGATGTCATGCCCACAATGTGGTGCCGTCACCCGCACCCGTACCAGCAGAATGATAACCGTCAATACCAAAGAGAATTACCACCAATGCCAAAACCTGCTTTGCAGTTGCACATTCACCACGCTGCAATCAGTCGATAAAATCCTGTCCCACCCCAACCGTAATAACACCGCCACCCTACCCCGCGATCTGTTTCTGCCAGGGCATCTGGGTGATGATCAGTTTGATTTAGGTTTTTGATACTCAACAGTTTTCAATCAGCCTGCCGCGTGCGGGCTTTTTATTGGATTGATGACTTATTACTCATTACAATTGCTGAAGTATTAAACCACTGGGCTAGAAGTAATTACATAAAAGGGAATAAGTAAATGGCATTAGTTCAATGTTCTTCATGCACCAATAATGTTAGTGATACTGCGTTTAAATGCCCGTCTTGCGGCCATCAGCTAAGAAAACCAAAGCGTACATTTTTTGGTAAAGTCATTAAGTGGAGTTTTATCTTATTTAATCTGCTTATGATTTATTGGTTAGTTGCGGGCGTCGGTTCTACTGGCGAAGTTATGCAAAATGCTGGCTCTGATGCAGAACGTGCAGGGGCGGCTATCGGTACAGGTATCGGCATGATGATGATCGGCACCATTTGGGTTATCGGCGATATCATTATCGGGATGTTGGTTTTGTTTACACGACCAAAATCTAACTAA